ACAGCAGCAGTTATCTGCTCACGCAAAGATGAACTGTTTGAATCAGACATGTACTCATTGTACAGTTCTTCAAACAGTTCACCTTGGTTCTTCGTTGACTTACCCAACGAACGATCAACAGCAAGTTTAAGGAGTTTCGTGGAGAACATCTTCCTCGTGTTGATAAACTTCTGGATAGATCCTCTTATCATCGTGCTCATACAATGTAATGAGTGGCACAATGTCTGGTGAGATCTCACCAGTTCTTATGGTATGGTTGAGTGCAATAGCAGCAACCGATACCATTAACAACACACTTGCTGTCTCAACATATTTAAAGAGACGGGCAATCATCATTCAACCTCCTCAAAGTAAATACCATGATATGTGTTGAACACATCTAAATCCATGAAATCTTCCCGTTGATACTTCATCGCATTCTCATTCTCTGGAGCAACGATGAATTCTTCACAAAAATACTCAGCATTAATAGTTAATGCTTCAGCAGCACCGATAAGTTCATCAGTCTGCTCTGCATTGCATCCTAACACACGTGTGCAGTAATCAATGTCCTTGTTCAATTGAGAGAGCATGACTGTTTAGTATAGTATAGTGTTGAGAGGAGTAAGTCCTTTTAAACTCACGTCATGTGTCTGCTTCTTGATACGCAACAGCTTACGCTTCGGGCGGTTTACTCGTGTCAGACTAGTGAGTTCCTCTCAACATTTATATAATAGCATTAAAAAACCCCCTGTGAAGGGGGCTTGTGACAGTTCATTCGCTGTCTCTTTTCAGCCTTAGATTTGTGTATGGTATTGTACCATTGGGTGCAATGACCTGAATTTCAATGAAATAATCCTTATCAGTGAAGAATATATCCTGTGGATACCAGTCATATGCAGTACTTGTTGCCGCTGCTTCACTATTAAATTCAAAGAACACATACTTATAACTAGATGTTTGACCAGAAGGAGTGCCAAGAGCATCATCTATATTCTCATCTGGTATATAATCAGCATACTTTGTCTTTATCGCTGATTTCTTAGTAGCAGTCAATGATTGATAGTTAGATAGATCAGCAAACAAGACATACTTATCATTTGCTTTAGTATACTCTGCAACAATATCATATACTTCCCAGTATCCATCATCACTATCATATGATAACGACAATGGTTTCAATTGCAATAACATTATATTTCTCCTGCTTCAATAGCTTTCAACAATCCATCAATCATATCTGTTGATGAGGTGTTTCTTGGATTGAGAGGATCTTCTCCATATGGACTTTGTGATGAATGAGAGAATATGTTAGATACATTTAATCTAGTATCAGTAGTACTAAGTCTCATTGCAACATACAATGCCATTCTACTCTTCCAATTCTGTAACGTCTGGTTAGTTGGTGTCCAATAATGATACTCTTTGTTGGATAAGTATTCATCACCTTTACCAAAGTTACCATACTTATTCTGAACTGCTTCAGGAATTCCCATAGATTCACGTGTTGTATATTCTACTGGTGTAATAGGGAATTGGACATCATATGGTGTAGCCCATGTTTTTGCTGGAGTATCTCTTAACTCTTGACGGTAATCTTTCCACATTTGTAACTCAGTACCATCAGTCACTGGAGAATCAGCAACAACAACAAAATCAGAATCCATCAATAAGAAATTACGTATCAAACGAACCTTTTCCCAAGATAGTTCTGTCTTATTAATGAATTCATTCTTTAAAGCTTCCTCAATACCAGTATTGATAGTCTCTCTGTAATGAATAAACTTTTCAATTAACGTATCTTTAAGATCTTTTGCAGCAACAGGATCTAACTCAGCAAGTGGATACTCATATGATACCCATTTAGCAGTGTCATTTGTGTAGTCTCTTGTATACTTATTTCTTGTGACATAATAAGTATCTCCCTCAAGAGCAGCAAAGATCTCTAACTTATCACGATCACTATGCCATAGAGGATATAATATTGGAATGATTTCTCTATTCCAATAAGCATCATCAATATACTTCGTCACACTCTGATATGAAATAGAATGAGCCACAGTATTCAACTGTAGTATAACATTTGGGTGAATTGCTGTCGCCATTGTATTATTATCTCTCCGTAGTATTTAGATGGCTTTGATTAAGTACTTTGATCTAAAGTATTTTGTTATTAGTGGTAACTCATTTGCAACAATAACTGATGAACTAACAGTAACAGGATTTGATGCATTTAATACAAAATCTCCACCATTAACAAACATACCACTCTTATTAGCTTCTACCTCTCTTCTTACTGAATTAATACCAATGTCTGTACCACATGTACCTGCGTTACCTGGTATTGAAGCGTTTGAAGATGGTGTAAATACATAATTTATTCTTTCATTATAAGTAGCAACCATCTGTGAGATACCAAAACTATTATCAGTTGGATTACTACCACTATAATCCTGAACCAAATCAAGATATAATGTAGCATTTCTTATTGCTGCTTGACTTGATACTGGGAAGACATATGAATATGTCTCATAACTTGGATCATTAACACTTGTTAATACAATTGCATCAGCCAAAGTTGGACTACCATCAATTGAAGTCTTGTAATATAATTTTAGATTCTCTTGAGGTGTCTGTCCACCATTACTACCATTACCCTTAATGATATCAAAGTATAATGTATTAATATACGTACCATTAAGAGGTCCAATAGTCAGTTTCCTTTCACCAGCACCAGAGAAATTAATAAACCTAGTAACTTTACCATCATGCATTGCTGAAGGAGCTACTGGGAATGTTCCTGTTGTTGGTGAAATGATTTTAATATCATTTGCATTACCACCATCAGTAGTTGCATCAGCCCATATATTAGTACCAGATGCAATTATTGCTTCATCATAATCTTTTGATGTTGGGTAATCAGGACATCTATATCCTCTTCCTTGAGCAGTTGTTCTTCCTGTTTCTCCAGATTCACCAGCTTTCAATCCAGCCAGTTTTACATATATTTTACCATCACCACCACCAGTACCACCACCAGATCCTGGTGCAGATAAAACAGCAGTAACACCAGTTGCTAAATCATCTCCAGCACCACCAGTGAGTGAAATACTGAGCATTGCTCCTGATCCACCGCCGCCACCAGCAGGTGATGTACCTGCTGTAGTTGCTGTTGCTGTTACTTGAAGATATCCTTGTCCATCTGATCCACCGTTAATATCAACTGCTCCAGTAGTAAAGATATTATTTCTGTATGCTGATTGTCCTCCATATCCACCTTTACCACCACCTCTGTTACCATGACCTTCACCAGGAGTTCCACCTTGTGCCGAGTCTTGCCCACCACCTCCACCAGTAGCAGAGTCAGCATCACCAGCACCAGCACCACCTCCACCACCTGATCCAGCAGTACATCCAGCAGATCCACCTGGTCCACCAGCATTACACTGAATAGATCCAGATGCGTGTATTCCAGCATTGGTTGGTTGACCTGCCTCACCTGCATCACAAACGTCAGTCATTCCACCATTCCATCCACCACCTGATCCACCGCCGCCTCCACCACCACCAGCTCCAGCAGCTAACTGTCCAGACACTCTTATTGTTGAACATCCTCCACCAGCACCACCTGTACCAGCATTACCCCAAGCACCTGGTCCTGTTCCACCACCATCAGCAGCAGCATTTTCTCCACGTCCAAAGTTATTATTTGGTTGCTCTCCACTGTTACTACTTTGTGTAGCAGTTCCATGACCACCAGCACTAGCAAGAGAATATGTAAATCCTACTGGACCATTTGCTGTTAATGTCAATACACTTCCATTCCTACCAGCTCCACCAATATAAGGTGCAGAACATCCAGACATGGCATTACCACCATTAGGTCCATTACCCCAACCACCAGCACCACCACTCAACTTAATAACAGTATTAGTTACTGAACCAGCTGGGGGTGTGTATGTTCCATTGATTGCAGTCCCTCCACGCCCATTGGTATTATATAAGAAATCATTTGCTCCTGGACCTGGATAATACGCTGTAGTTGTTGTACTATATGATTGTCCAGTACCTCCACCACCACTACCAATACCATTGGCATTAGGATGAATACCACCAGCACCACCAACCTCAACTTCTGCTCCACCAGCTCCACCAGGTTGCCCATTCGCTTGTACATTGATAGAAAACCTAGAGTCATTTAATAGAATTGGTAATGCATCATTACCTAAACTATCTTGTATTGCATATGTACCACCAGCACCACCAGCACCAGCACTATTGTTTCCAGCATTTCCTCCTTGTCCACCGTAACAATATGCTGTATATGTGTTACCATCAAATGTAAATTGAACATATGAAGAACTTGGTGTTCCACCATTCTGAGTTGAACTACCACCAGCACCACCTGGAGATATTATTGAAATTTCAACCGTTGCGACATCTGTACCTGCATCTGCAAGATTTTTAACAATAGTACCAGCAGATGTTAACTCCTCTTCATATCTTGTTTCCATCTGACTTGGATCATATATGATAATTGGTTGATTACCAATTACAGTCTGTGCATTAACAACATAAGCCAAAGGATCATCTAAAGTAGGAACAGGTTCAAATACACCATCTGCCTGTTTAACAACAGCTCCAGAAGGCATTGTACCCTGTGGCATACTTTCACCAGTAGGTTTCTGTGCAACAAATGCAACACCAGAGGTTACAGTTTTAATTTCATAGTTACCATCCCAGTTTCCACCAGCACTAGTAATAGTTATCCAATTACCAACAGATAAATTATGTGATGCAGTACATGATACTGTAAGATCAGTACCATCAGAAGTAACAGAAGCAATTGGTAATGGTGGAGCCTGTGTAATTCTATAATCTGGACATGCAGCAGTATCATCTACTACATCACCAATACCACCAACATTACCGTAAGTTGCTGTTGATGCGTTCTGTAATCTCTGTCCTATTATTCCATGCGAGTGCCATAATTGTGATCCATCAGTAGTTCCAGGAACAAAACTAAGAACCTGTGCAGCCTGAGTTCTCCAACCTGAAGTAAACTCATCTTGGAAACCTGGTAATGCTGGTAATGCAGTAGGATCTACTCTACTATGCATCAAGTTATGATCATGTTCTGGTGGTCTTGCTAATGGCTGATCTGCCATTGGACCAACTTCATACTTAACTGACCCAATCAATTGCATTGGTACACTTGCTTTCACCTGATCATAACCAGATGTTGTAACATCACTAATAGTATAGAATGATCCAGGATCATCTAACCTAGTCTTAGGAATAACCCACTTACCGCCAATATCACCAACTTTAATACTAGTTCTATTCTCAACTACAGAAGTTCCACCACCATTTACACCATCACCATAACCAAGTAACTTTCTTTCTCTATAGTCAGGTACTCTAAATTTACCAATAAAATGAGGATAATCTGAAAGCTTAAATGCTTTTGTTACTCTTAATGTTGGATGTAATGTACCACCAACAGTAAAGTCTAGAGTATAATTTGATTGTGTATACTGTGTGCCATCAAAATCATTACCATCCTTATCAAGCACTTTATAAACTGTCCTAACTGCTGATGACGAAAGTATGCCAACTAGGTTATCATTAACAACAAGATTATAAGCAGCAGTTGAAAATCCACCACCAGATAAAGCACTACCGAAAACCTCAAACAATCCAGTGGGTATAGATCCTAGATCAGTAATTCTAACAGAACAATCATAAGGCCAAGCTCTCTTATCATCCTGTAATGCTGGAGCACCAGAATCATCTAATATTTCAACATACAATTTATTATCATTCCAGAACATTTTCTGAATAGCACCAACCGATTGTACATCAGATACAAACACAGTATTATCACTAGAAGTACTTGAATTATATGTGTTTCCTATTACATCATATAAAAAAGGATACTCTTTAATATTATATTCTGATCCATCTGTGTATATCCATCCTGGATAATTATATTCAATATTCTGTACTGGCGGTGCTCCTGTAACATTATTAAGAGAATCAGTATGCTGATCAACAATGACAGGTAGTATACTCCCAACAGATGTATATCCACCTGTCTTATCAGAATAATAGTTTTTATATTTTGACCTGTAATTTGGCATTAGTACTTAATTAGATACTCACAGATAACATAAGGTTGAATAAACTCATCAGCCTTGTGCTCTGTATTTACTTGGATAGTAATCTTAGATAGAATAGTATTGTTAGCAGTAATATCAACTGGATTTGTCACCACCTGGTATGTATGCGGGTCAACTTCAAATGGCATCTGATGAACATGATACCCTTCATTTCCTGTCCTAGCAACTCTAGTTGTCATGTTACTAATAGCAGGAACAATATCAGAAAAATCCTGATACGTGTTTGGATCAGCAAATGGTACTCCACTCTCTGTGTAATTTGGAGCGTTGATTGCTATTGGACCATTTGGATTTTGTCCTGTATAACTTCCAATACCACCCCAAGGTCCAATAACTGCTAAACATCTCTGAAACATCTGACCTTCATAATATATTTCTCCAAATAGAGAACCTTTAGGCCAACCATTAGGTGTGTTGTGTACACAACCACCATCCTGATGTTTTGACAAATAAAACTGTGTGGTTAATGAATTTGTTACTACTCCTGTGCTAGGAAAATCAGCATTCGTAGTAATTGCTGATGTGTGAGTACAATCTGGCCATATGAATAACTCCATATTATTGAATTGATCACAACCAGTTTGACATATTCCACCAATATCATAATCACCAAAGATAGCAGAATTAACGTGTGGTGGTACTATTGTCTTTAAAGATGCATCACCTGATAAATTTGAAGCATACCAATATGCTAAATCCTGTCTTGTATGAGCCCACCAACGACAAACATCCAATGAACTAACTGTACGAGTACTATTAAATTGTATAGCACCAAGAGTATTACCAACACTAGGTTGCTGTCTTGCTCTGTAAGTAGTTGTATGGTGAGAATGTGGTTGTACCATATTCTGTAATACTTCAGCTGAAGCAACAATATTACCACTACTTCTAGTAAATGATGGTTGACCAGAAAGATCTACTGTCTGTGATGGTAAGAAGAATTTACCATCATATGATACCTCAAATGGTGAAGGAGCAATTTGAACTACATCTAATCCAACACCAGACTTATCAATGACAACATCATCATCTCTAGTAACAAACAAATCATTGTATCTACCAACATCAGATGAAGATGTTGATCTAATATGTTTTTGTCTAAAATCTGGTAACTGAAACTGATCATCAGTTAATACTTGAGCATCCTTTCTAAACTTACAAGATACTCCTGTACCCAACACGGCAGCAAGTGCAGGGTATATATCTTTATTAAATACCGATCCATCACATCTAAGATATCCAGCAGGTAATACTTCCTTATTAAGAGCAGGATCATTATCCTCCTGCAATTGATCAGAAAAATGAATAATCGTACCTGTTAAAGTACCTAACTTTGATTTCTCTCTAGTGTAGAACACTGCCATTTAGAATACCCTCATAATGTATATGGTAGTTAACGATGGTGTATTGATGTTCATAGTAATATTTAGAGCATCATCAACATCTAAAGGAGTAGCACTACCTGTATTTACATTATTAACTAATATAGTATCTCTAAGTCTCACACCCCTAACCATTTCTATTGTATATGGATCATGAGTATGTCCTCTCAATAAAGAAGAAGCCCATTCCTCTGCCTCATGATTGAGTGTCATTGGATAGGTCTTAAAAGTCATAGGATCGTAGGTGCTTGTATTAGTGGGTAACCCTTGACCACCACCTCTTGCAACAGGAATATCATCACTATGAAAGTAATTCCTTGCACCATTATAACTACCTGGTGTTGGTATTGGACCAGTATCTGCTGGTTGTTGTATATCTGCTACAGCAGTAGTACCACCTGTTGTTGATCCACCATCCTCATATCCAAACTCTGTTTTAAAATATGAAGCAATCTGCCTAACTTTAGGTCTAGGAGTTACACTATTATTAGCAGTAATATTTTTAAATGTGGCAGTCAACACATGAGATTCATTATCAGCATCATACCAAGTTATTTGTGCTTCACCAGAATTAGCTAGAGTACTATCTGCTGGATCGTTTTGATTGAATGCACCCACAGGAGTAACAGTATGATAATAACCACCTGGAGCAGTTGGTATAAGAGGAGTTCCTGGTGTAAAATTCATTACATTAGATCCTGTTGGAACAGCTGTATCAATCTGATTATATGCACTATCATCTATAGCCATATGAGTATGAGCAGGACAATGATCTATACCCAATTTTCTAGGAATTGAATAAATGCTATCAAAATATGAAGGATCACTAATACTCTGTCCTGTTATCTTTCCAGATAATGTACTTGATGCCTGAACATCAAAAGTAATTGATACCATTGATTCAACTCCATCTGCTGGCTGAGTACCCTCAATACCATTCTTACTAACATATTGTCCGATAATAGCAAAATCAACTGGATCAATCCTACTACTTTCAATATCAACAAAAGCTCTCTGATTTAAATCTGGTAAATTAAATACATCAACATGTCCAAGTGTAGAATCACCATTAAAAGGATATGGATTAACTATTCCAAAATTCACACCAAGCTGAAACCCAGATGTAGCCTCAGGAAAAGGACCATAAGTATTACCAATAATTTGTGCCAGCATAGGAAAATCAACTGCTCTCAACCCAACGTTTTGGGAATTGCAAATCCTATACCCATGAGGCAGAGAATCAGGAGTTCCTGATGACATACTACCTCCAGTCCAAGGTATTATTGTACCAACTGGTACATTCTTGGATGCTTTTATACTGTTATAATATGCCATTGATTAAACCTCCAGTAACCACCAACCTTGATCTGTTGTTGGAATTCCCACCTGACCATTAGATGCTACAGATCCCAAGTATATTAATGCAAATCCAGCATTCGCTGTTTGAACAACCAATTCACCAGAAGGATATGCACTACCTAATCCACCAAGAGTAGTTCCTGTGTTATCACCCTGAACATTAACACCTGTTCCTGGAGCACGGATAACTAAACTAGTTTGATAATCTAAGTTACCACTAACATCAACAACTCTTACAACATCACCTGTAATAGGAGACTGTGGTAATGTTAATATTAAAGTAGCTGTATTAGTAGTATTTGTAAGGTATATTATATTTGGTTCAAGAATCTTATCAGCAGCATCAGATCCATTAGAAACATATCTTGTATGGATACCACCTGATTTAGTCCAGAAAGGATCTTGACCAAACGAAGCAATCTCACCTGTATGTTTAACAGTTAATTCATTAGATCCAGCAACGCCAAGATTACCAACCTTGAATACCTCAGTTCCAGTAGAAGGATTTGCATTTGGCAATCCAACTACTTCAAAACTCTTACCAGCAGTAACATCACCAGTACCATTAACACTAAACGTTGTTGTACATGATAATGGTGTATTGAATACTGTCTCTGGACATGTAGCTCCATACATGTAGAGATCACCCTTGGCAACAATTCCAGCATCAATTTGAAGAACTCCTAAGTGTTCCGCATGACCATGATCATTTTCAAACTTCAATAGTAGTGATTTATTTACAGAATCAAAGATTCTAACATCACCACCAATCATATTTAAATCTCCACCTAATTCAAGTCCACCACTACCATATCCAAGAGTTCCGAAAGTCTGATTCTCTCTCATTCCTGATGGCTTATGGACAGTACCCTCCATGTTGGAGTTAACCTTAAACCATGTATTAGCACCAGTAGAAATATTTTCAAATCTTATGTACTGAATATAATCAAGCCTACTCTGAACAATATATCCTCTATCAAGGATGATTGAGAGATAATCATTTGTTGTTGTTCTTGTTCTTGGTTCTATGTCAATAAGTCTTGAAGTCTCAGAATGCTTCCTTACTCCCCATACAACGTCATTAACATTATAAACACTAGAAGAAGGAGCTGTTGTACCTTCTTGAGCACCATCACAAATAAGTATCTCTGCTCCAGCAGTATCATCAATAGCACGAACAACTAATAATTCATATAAACCTGGAGCTGGACTTGTTGCAAACATGGTAGGAGATCCAACCATTATTATGTCTCCAATCTCAAATGCACCAGCTGCAACTGGTAAACCGTTGACTGGTATATTCCAATCATACGTTCCATGTGCAGTAACAGCAGCACGAATAGTTGCATACTTACCTAAGTTTTGTGTTAGAGGATCTTGCCAATAAGACCAAACACGTACATCATCTTTAATAGATGACCAGTCAGAAGTACTTTCTACTGGAGTCCTAGATGTAGGATAGAATTCTGTTGCATCAACTCTACGAATATGATTACCAATTGTAACTACCCCAGTACAAGAATCAACATTAAAGTTTTCTTGTGCTGAACCATTAGTTAAAGTTAGAGTCTCATTCTGTGTGATAAACCACTGGACAGCAGTTAAAGTGTACCCACCTTGGAGAGAATCACGCAATCTAATGGTACTATTATTTCCATCAGGAGTTACTTCAGTTACGTAGTTAGTAGCTATCTCAACAAGAGTACCAATAGTTGATGGATCAACTCTTACAACATCACCAACTTCAACCTTAGCAACATCATCTGCACTTATACCAGTTAGATAACTAGATCCATCTGTTCCAGTGGCAGTAATAATCTCACTCTTAAGTGTTCCACAACCACCCTTAAGTTTAATGGTTGAGTTAATATGAACTTCGGATCCTGGTATATCTGGATTACCTATGGTAACTGCTCCAGTTACAGAATCAACCTCAAACATAGTCTTGTCAGGATCTTGACAGTTTGTAACTTTAAGAACCTGATTCTGCTGTCCAAGAATAGCAGCAATACCTATTACTTCACCTGTATCGTTTATACCATTAGCAGGTACAGTAGTATCACTACGTCCAGCAATAATATAATCATTAGTTGTTAGACTACCACCAAACTCTGCGAGATAAACAGCATCTTGAGGTCCAGTATTATCAAGTGGTTGTGTTGTCCAAGTAGAATCAAACTGAACATTAACCCTAAAGATATCAGTTGTATCAGGGTGTCCTGCATGTGTACCAGTAAATGTACCGAATGGTTGACGAACAACCTTAACGATATATGGTGCTGCATTTGTTCTTGTTAGTTCAACAATCTGAACAATCTCTGGATATGTACCTGCTGTTATACCAGTATTGATGATTATATAATCACCATTAACAAAGTAAGGATCACCATTATTCTTAGTAGGTGCGTTCTTCAATGGCAGATAATAATGATCTCCAGTTAAAGCTGGAAGACTATATCCTGTTCCACTTAACGCAGCTTGATCTGCTGCACCACCCCAATCACGAGCACCCTCAGTATCAACCCTATTATATCCTTCTTCAGTAGATAACTTAACAATTACATTTAGTATGTCTATATTCTTATCAGGATTAGTATCTGAGAAAGGTGATGCTGTACCTGCTGAATGTCCACTAGCAGGACTAGTAGAACCCATCTGTTCTCTATCACCAGTAAATTCAAATGATGATGTACCACCACATAACCAAATATCACTGAGGAATTTAGCAGATGCATTTACCTGTAGTTTATTATTAATGGTTGTTGTACCACCTTGACCAGCAATACTTAAATCAGATGCATTAGTAGCAAACTTAATAGTAGAAGGACCACCAGAGTTAGAGAAGAAATCAACAGTTCCTGCACCAGTATAAAGATTTACTGTATCATCCTGTCCTCTCTTATTACGACTGGAAGGAGAACCACCAATCCAAACATCACCATCAGCAATGAATGATTTAGTTCCTACTTCTACGTAAGAATTTGATTCGTTACTTGTATATGCACCACCAATATGAAGTTTAGATACTTCAGATCCATTACCATTGTCAGTAAATCCAACATGGAATGTACTATCAGTACTTGCATTACCAACCAACCAAGTTTGAACATTAGATTGTTGATCTCCAATCTCAATATTCTGTGCTGATCCACCTATCTTAAGACCATTACTTCCACCAGTAGTAG